CAAGGAAGACCCAGATGTCGATACTGCTGAAGCTATCATCGCAGAAGCGGGAGAAGGGGCGAAGGATGAGGAAGGTAGATCAGACGCTCTTGAAGACCGCGACTCCGATAATAGAACAGATTGCCAGGGGGGCTAGGCTCACAGAGCCTTTCGCCTATTATACGCGGGAAGACGTGTATCAGGAGGTATGGGCTATGTGCGTAGATGCACTAAGTCGATACAATCCTGACGTTGGCGAACTTGAGCATTTTTTGCGATCTCATGTCAGCCGAAGAATCAAAAATCTAAAGCGTGATAGATATTTCAGGCCGGGGTACGATTTTGCAACGTCTGGATACGCCAAGGCCAGGATGAACGTTGTTAATGCTCTACCGCTTGACGACGGTGAGATGCACGACGAGGGTGTGCTGTTATGCGCTGGTGATATACCTGGCAACCCAAGCGACGAATTGGATGCTCAAGAAACCATGGACTATCTTGTGGACAACCTGCCGCCAGACTTGGTGCCAGTGTTCTATGCGTTGATCAACAAGAACACCAAAGAGGGGAAGGCGGTGGACCGGCTCAGGGACGAGGTTCGCAGGCTTCTAGCGGAGCGAGAAGAAGATGCCTAAGAACGTACTGGCGAAAAATAATGATGCCATGACATTGCTTGCTAAGATGGCCGTTGGCGGTTCATCCGTGCAGCAAATACAAGGGGCGTTGAGCGAGGAGTTCGATCATTCGTGGGATCTAAGGACAATCCGCAAAGTCGTTAAAGGGCTTGGGCTTACCAAGAAGCCCTCTAGTGACGATGGCGAAAAATTTGTTATGAAGAAGCCGCCGATAGGCGTGGAAGAATCGGAGAAGGCGGACTGGTATCGACATCAGGTAAAGCAGAGCTATCTGTTCAGGATTCTTCTTACGCAATTTGATGTTGACGAAGCGGAAGTGTATTTGATCGAATGGGGTAACGTGTGTTGCCAATTCGAGGACATTGTGCATACCGAATATTTGCAGATCGATGATTATCTTAAGCACAGAATTCAAATCAACCAATGTCTTTCGGCAATCAAAAGTGCCAATACAGCGATGGATGCAGTCAATGCATGGATTGCGGAAAATCAATTCTCGAAGAACGAGTTGTCGCTATGCCCAGAAGATAGGGAGGCGATCAACAAGGCCAGGGTCGAGCAGCATCGCAGGCTTGACTTTTTGGCCGGTCGCATAAAGAACGTGCAGGACAGATACGACAAGCTAGTTGCCGAACGGCAGAAGTTGATGGCCGGATTAGCAGCAACGAGGAAGGACAGGCGGGACGAGATCAAGACTGGTCGCAAAACATTTTTCGATTTGATGGTGCGACTCCAAGAATCCGACAATGAAAGGCGCCAGCAGGGTAAGCTTGCTGCACTGACAAAATTGGCTGGCGAGCATACAAAACAGGATTTTCGCAAGCCTATAGAATTTCCGGACGGCCAGAAGAGGCCAATCATCGTAGATCAGGAGACAGAATTTGAGTAAGATCAATACGCTATTGTTATCAAGGCCGGGCGTTGTCACTTCGCAAGACACATCAATGGCGAATGCATTTAGGTCGGTGTGCGGGAAGGTTTATGTCAATCACCTTACGCACAAAGCAGCTATCGCCAAGATGGTGGACGACTGTGACATAGGGCTTATCATCGCCCATAGTAAATACTGCACGCGACAGTTGCCAATAGACACCATCAACAAGAATCGTGTCGGCGTTGTTGTGTTGGTCGACTGGCAGGGGCAGGACCCCAGCGAGCCGGAATTGCTGGCAACCATAGATAATGTTGTCGTTTGTTGTGGTGCTGCCGAGGTAGACTGGAAGCAGTGGTGCGATAGCGACCATGACGTCCAGTTGCTCTTGCCGTCCTTTGATATTACGCTGTCGCCGCCACCCAGCAAGTGGGGTGCGGACGGCACTGTGGTTGTTTCTAGTCCAGGGCACGGCCTTTCTAGCAGATGGCTTGAGATGTTCATAGATCGGGCCAGGGTGAATGGATACAAGGTGGCCAATCTGCGAGATTGCATGGAGTTGTTCAGTATGTCCTCGGTTTTTCTGAATCTCCATAGCGCCGAACAAATGCATATCGGGGTGATTAACGACTTTACATTTACGCCAATTGCGTATGGGATGTTACAGGTTACGGATCATGGAATGGTAAAAGAATATCTGGGGCCGCATGTCGAATGGGCAACTACCCCGGCCAGCCTGATGTCTCTGGTCGATATATGCTTGAAGTCAATAGACCCACAAGAACTATACAAAGCAGCAGAGTATGTATCCAACAAGCACTCGAATCTCGTCAGGGCTGCGCGTATCCTCGATCAACTTGATATGCATAGCCAGGCCAGAGAAGCCGTGCTTGCTGCGTCTCGCGCATCTACAAAACATCTTTGGAATTTGTCATGTATCTTAGAAGGTCAGGAGGTTAAAGATGGGTCCAGATCCGTGCCAGTCTGAAATACTGAGGCGACTTGTTGCACCAAAGATTACGCAGCCGATTCAGGCGGACCCCAAGTGGGGGAGGAATTGGCCGTGTCCCTGCGGCAGCGGCAAAAAGTACAAGAAGTGCTGTTTGTATGTTCCGCAGGATGTTCAGGCAGCCGATTTGGCTCAACGTGCTATTGATGAGGGAGTCGGCAGCCTTACATCCGACGAGCTAGAATTGCTGCGAGTGACACTAGATAAGGAGGAACAGTCATGAACATCGCCTTGATCACCGGCGTCAATGGCCAGGACGGATCGTATCTGTCCGAACTCTTGCTCAGCAAGGGGTATTGCGTATATGGCATGCTTCGTCGGTCGTCTACCGATACAACCGAGCGGATTGAGCATGTCATGAATGATCCCAATTTCAATCTAGTCGATGGTGATGTCACGGACGCCACTGGCGTCCATCGTATGGTTGGCAGTCTTCAGCCGACAGAGGTGTACAATCTCGCCGCAATGAGTCATGTTAGAATCTCATTCGACCAACCGGTTGCCACGTTCGAGGTCAATGCTGTTGGCGTGATCAATCTTCTTGAAGCTATCCGACTCATGTCTCCCAAGTCGCGATTGTATCAGGCCAGCACGTCCGAATTGTTCGGCAATTCACAGGGGCCGCATGACGAAGATTCGCGATTTGACCCCCAGTCTCCATATGCTGTGGCCAAGCTGGCCGCTCACGAGGCGGTGTCATTATATCGCAATGCATACGGCGTTTATGCATGTGCAGGCATCTTGTTCAATCATGAATCTGAGCGCCGTGGCGAGAACTTTGTCACGCGGAAGATCACACAGTATGTTGCCATGTTGCTGAATTGTTACGACAAGACTGGCCAAGTTCCCGTTAAGGGCGTTGATGTTCAACCACTCTATCTTGGCAACTTGGACGCACGCAGAGACTGGTCCCATGCGGAAGACATGGTTCGCGGGATGTGGATGATGTTGCAACAAGACGAGCCCAATGATTATGTTCTTGGAAGTGGCAAGGCGAGATCTGTTCGTGATTTTCTTGTAGCGGCTTTCGACAGATTCGGCCATAGCTGGGAAGATTATGTTGAGATCGATCCGAAGTTCTATAGACCCGCTGAGGTTCATCTGCTTGAAGCCAACCCGACGAAGGCACAAACCGAGTTGGGGTGGGAGCCGAAGGTGTCGTTTCAGGATTTGGTGAACAGAATGGTTGATGTGGATTACGAGGCTATCAAGAAATGTCGCGTCTAGTCTTACCAGAATACACAGTGGTTCGCGATACGCGAGAGAAGTCTGGGCACGGATGGACGTTCGACGCTAGTTATAGTCGTAAGCGTCCGCCTCTTTGCTGTGGTACTATTATAGACACGCTGATGACAGGCGATTATTCTGCTGTCGGCTACGAAGATATTATGTGCATCGAACGCAAGGCAGACTTTCCGGAATTGTGGGGCAACTATGCTGAGCGCGATAGATTCGAGGATGAGCTAGACAGGATGTCGCGATTCAAGCACAGGGTTGTGCTAATAGAATCGCATATCACACCAGAAGTGCTAGAACTTACCCCGCCGCAATTTACCAAGGGGGTGCCAGGCAAAGCGCTGACTAGATGGTTGATGTCATTGACCGCAAAGTTTGGCGTGGTATTTATGCCCGTTGGGCAGTGCGGCGCACGGATTGCCAAACAATACATTGAGGAAGTCATAAGATTCGAGAAGGATCGTTGGGCTAAGAAATGACGAAACAACTCACACCAGAAATGCGCGATTTGTTGTACGGCGATCTGGCCACGTACGGCTATTTGTTCCCACATAGAGACTCTCTTCCCCAGTTCACGAGCACGCCATTTGACGACACACTAGATTCAACATTAGAGCCAGAGTTGCACGTCGTCAACGTGATGAGGGACGTAGACTATATTGGTTGGACCGCAAAAGCCATCCTCAATCTGGAGTTGTTCCCAGAGCAAATAGCGATTTTGCAGACTATGTGGCACCACCCGTTTCCGTTGATGGTGGCGACGCGAGGTGGCGGCAAGAGTTTTATGCTTGGAGTTTATGCCGTATTGCGAGCGCTGCTGGACCCAGGCACGAAGGTTGTTATTGTCGGTGCTGGTTTGAGACAGGCCAAGTTGGTATTCAATTACATCGACAGTATTTGGCAATCGGCTCCGGTCCTCAGAAGTATTGTTGGTGGTGGTGCAAAGGCCGGGCCTAGACAGAATGTCGACTTGTGTTATTTCAAAATCGGCGCATCCATAATATATGCCCTGCCAATGGGGGATGGATCAAAGATCAGGGGGTTCAGGGCCAACGTAGTTATAGCTGACGAATTCGCGTCCATACCCGAAGACGTATTTGACATAGTCGTTCGTGGTTTTGCTGCCACGACCAAGTCGCCAGTAGAAGAAGCCAGGCGAATCGCATTTAAGAGGAACGTAAAGCAGTTTGATTTGCCGAAAGATGTCATCGATATTCTGGATCAAGATATTGGCCATGGCAACCAAATCGTATATTCCGGTACGGCCTATTACGCCTTCAATCACTTTTATGCGAAGTACGATCAATGGCAAAGGATAATCAGTAGCAAGGGTCGCGAGGAAGAAGTAGCCGAGATCTTCGGGGGTGTGCATATGATCCCAGATAAGTTCGACTATCGGGATTACGCGATCGTCCACTTGCCATATACCCACGTCTCTGAGGGCGTGTTGGATGAGCGACAGCTTGCCAATGGAAAAGCCACGCTTCCTCGCAGCGTGTTCTTAATGGAATACGGGGCCATATTCATCAAGGATTCAGACGGCTTCTACCCACGCAGCCTCGTTGAGTCATGCGTTGTTCAGCCTGGTCGGCCAATACCAACGCCAGACGGTGACGCAATGTTCACTGTGTCCATGACCGGACATCGCGGCAGAAAATATGTTGTCGGCATCGATCCGGCAGCAGAGCGAGACAACTTCGCCATGGTTGTTCTGGAGGTATGGCCCAATCACTACCGAGTTGTCTATTGCTGGAGTGTCAACAAGAAGGAATTCAATAAACGCAAAAAGGCCGGGTATTGTATATCCGACGACTACTATACATACTGTTGCGAGAGAATCAGAGAGATCACGACATTGTTCTCTCCAGTAAGAATCGAGATGGACAGCCAGGGTGGTGGATCGCCAATCGCAGAGATGCTTCGCAATAAAAAGTTGATCGACACCGATAGCGGCGAGTTTCCAATCTATGAAGTGATTGATCCGGATGATCCAAGGGATACTGACGGCGAAATTGATGGGCGGCATATTCTGCACCTACAGTCGCAGACCAATGAGTGGAACGCCGCGTCGAATGTGTTCTTGCATAAGAGCCTAGAAGTGATGCGGCTGCTTTTCCCGGCATTTGATGTCGTACGCATGCAGGCTGCCTTGTTGGCAGAGAAGGCTAGCGGAATCGTCTATGATACGTTTGAAGAAGCACTTATGAATGTCGAGGAACTGAAAAACGAACTGTGCACCATCCAGATGACCGCTACTGCAACCAACAAAGAGAAGTTCGACACGCCAAATGTCGTGCAGGCTGGCAGTCTTGAGGGCCGGGAGCGCAAGGGTAGGCTGAAGAAAGACCGCTATTCCGCCCTCATGTTCGCACATCGGTATGCCTACGACAACGACACATGTCCAACGGTGGCAGTGGATTACGACGATGTGGCAGGAAACATTCGCAAGGTAGAAGCACCAGCCGGTGAGGGCATGTACCGTGGGCCTGGCGCATCTCGGATGAAGAATGCTGGGGACTGGGCTCGCGGTGGCGACGCCCATGGTGGTGTCAAGAAGGGGAAGAGGGTATAATGATTTCTTTTTATTTTTATACTATCCAGATAGCATTTTCTGTCAGCGGTGTATAAGACTGTGATGGGACTGTAGTTCAACCGCAATGCGACTGATAGGACGGTGTGATGGCTAAGAAGAAGACTGATACGAAAAAGGCTCCGGTGACCGTAGTGGAAGAACCCCTTTACACCACTGGCGGTAACATGGATGGACACCACATTCCAGACGAATGCTATGTCACACGAGGCGCCGACACGAAAAGGGCGAGGGCGGCTAGCGTTCATCAGCGAACCGGGTTCAACCGAAACGACATGGATGCCCACCGCCCAGGCGACAAGTTGCCGACAGATCACAACGAGATCATCGCTGCTTGCCAGGCGCTGTATCGAAGAATCGGTATAGTCCGCAACATCATCGACCTGATGGCAGACTTCTCGTCAGAGGGGCTTGCCCTGACATCCCCCATCAAGAGCCAAGAACGCTTCTTCAACAAGTGGGCCAAAAAAGTGGACCTGGCTGGTCGGGCGCACGACTTCATGAAACTACTGTTGCGTGATGCCAATATTGTTATCCGTCGCAAAAATGCGAAGATCAGTCTCAAGATGAAGCGGGAAATGT